CAGACTGTTGAGCACGTCGTACATCTTGCTGTGCTATCAGTGTATCAATGCCTGCTCTCGCCATATTAAACTCAGACCCAACAAGCTGTGCCTCATTAAGAAACCTTCTCATGTCTGCATCTTCCTGTGACAACAAGCCTTGTATCTCTGCTTGAGTTACACTCTGAGCTGCACCTCTCGCTAATCTTTCCTTTAACGCCAACTGAGCTGCGGGTGATAAGTTGCTATTCACCAGTTGGTTGTTTAACTGGCTCTTCTCAGCATTGTAAAAAGATGTCATAGCATCACGTAACACAGCACTGTACTTGCTGTTGCCCACGTTCAAGCGCTGCCCCATGGCTCTACGGATACCACCAAGCTCACCTTGCAACCGATCAAGCTCAAAAGATTTACGACCTATGCTGTCTACTGTATCTTGGTAGTCACGACCAGTCGCCATGTCTCTGGCAATGTTTGAAGATCGTGCCGCATTAGCAATGAATCTCCCCGAGCTGTCAATCGCTCTTTCGCCTAATCCCCATAGCCTTCCAGCCTCTCCCATAGCAGTAGTCTCCCTGCCTGTATAGGAGTCACGCAGTCCTCTGTACCTATCCCTGTCAGACTTTACATCTCCGAGATACTTATCCCGTAGCCTCTGCTGCTTCTTGAACTCCGCAGAGTCATAGAAAGTCTGCGGTGCACCAGGATCACCAGCAAAGTCAAATAATTTAAAAAAGTTATTCAGTGGCATATTCCCCTTATAGGTTTAAATCTATACCTTTAATGATAGATTTAACATCTTTATTTATTTCAGTTTTGCCTGTTGTAGGTTCAGTATATGCGCCACCATCGGTCGCTGCTGTTGTCGCATTAGAACCACGTATACTGTTATTGGTAACGCCTGCCCCCAAAGATGCAGAGTTTTGGTTTGGTGCGCCTTCGTAACACTGAAGCGTACCAGTTATTGTTGTGCCTAAACTTATTGCTGAACTTGTCGCAGATATCGACAGCTTGAATCGCACCCCACTATTCCAGTTGGCTTTATCCCTTACATAAAGAACCGTGTTCTTGGTGATACCCGAAGGAGTAGCATGGCTGGTGTTAGCAGTCTTAAAGAAAACTCTATCCCCGTTCTCTATCGCTGATTGGCCACCGTCAACTGTAGCTATCTGTACGAAGTTAGAAGATATAGATGTGACGTTACCCCTGAACACAGCTCCAACTGGGTTGGCTGTAGCAACGTCTGGCAGTGTTATCTCAAATGCGGAGTGAGTACCTGACCCTGTACTTGTTATGTCGAGTGTAGTCTGCGAACCCTGTCCTGGTTCTATTGCTGTTAGATATACCTGCGGGCCTGTGCTGTTTACAATCGACTTGACGTAATAGGGTATCCCATAGCTAATGCCCCCAGGCAATGTTCCTGTGCTACTAAACAAAACCATGTCATTGACGCTTATATAATTCTCCTGACCAGAGAATGTGACGACATCGTTTGTGCCCGCAGTGATCGTTCCCCTTGAAAACTCAGCCGAATAAAATGAAGAAGCATTAGGTGTTGTTGCAGATGTCGTAGGTGTGCTTGAGGTTTGGCTTACTGTGCCAGGAAGATTACTGGCGTTGACTGTCATGTCTCCGACATTTGCATTGGTATCCACATCTGTTGTTGCGGAAGTACCTGTGCTTTGTGCTGATCTGCCGTAGTGATACCACTCAGTTCCAGAAAGCTGTTTAACAAACCCGTTCATCTCTAAACATGGGTCATCTGTTTCACCACGGATTCTGACGGTAGGAGCATTGTGACCACTATAAGTAGCAACAGTTCGGACATATTTAGAGCTACATCTAACAGCTCCATCTCTTTCTGTTGCACGGAATACAGGAGAAAGTTTGCCAAAAGCAGAATCCTCGCTACCACTTGAGCCAGAGGTCAGTGGTAAATAAGGAAAGAATTCGGAGTTCCTGTAGTTAAAAACAGCAGCCCTCACATGCGAACCAGTTACCATAGTGGCATTAGTTGCTCCAGTTATGTTTAAGTAATTACTACCAAAACTAAAATACTGACCTAATCTGATTCTCCAAAATGAAGATCCAAAAGCAGAGAAACTATCAACTTCTGCGATTGAGTACATCACAAGCATTGAGACACCCCCTGCGTAACTCCCCATACTTGTTGAGCTACCCGTCCCATAAAAATATACATGTGAGTTATAAGCTACAGGCTTTGCGTCATCTGCATCTTGAGAAGAATGGTTTCTTTTTAACAACATTCTTCCGACACCACTGCTGTCAAAGTTTACATAAGGGACTTCATACAAAGTTCTATTGGAATTGAACTCATCATTCTCATCATAAAAAATAACCCCATTATACATCGTAAAAGGCTCTGCAGTACTAACACCTACGTTCATAGAGCTGGACGAGAAATGATCTGTATTTATTCCATACCTGTGGCCCGTCTGTGAATACAACAAATAACTCTCTAGCACATGAAAGCACGATGCGTTTTTAATAAGCATCTCATACCGTGCTGCTTTCTGTGCACGTTGTAGCTCAGTGATATCGTCGATAGCTTTAGATGTTTCTGCCTTAAGAGTGTTGACAGCAGAGGTATTGTTAGCAACATCAGTCACTAACTGCTGAACACTAGCTTTCATATTGGTGATGTCAGAAACCATAGACTCTGCCCCCTGCCTTAGCTTCGCACCATCCTTGACGAGGTTGCCTATTGTGAGCTTGTCTTCATTAATCGAATCTCTTGTATCGGATATATCGTCAGACGTTGAACCAAATGATGAGGTTATCTTAGCAACCTGGTTGTTTATGTTTGTTACATCTCCAAATAAATAGTTAAGAACTGTACCTACATCAGCCATGTCCTGACGTAAGGCATTAATAGAACCACCATGCTGGCTTAAATCGTTTGCTTCTGTATTGCCCTGGCTTGTAACAGCAACGACCTGGCCTGCTAACCCATCAATCGTTTCTGTCCCATAGAGATTATTAATAATAACCTCAAGTGCCCGAAGACAGGTTCGCATTGATGTCTTAAGTTCATCTACATCTTTTTGTAGTTCGGTAGTGTTAAGAGCTAACGTATCATTCAGAGTATCCTGCTGGCTAAAGCCTTGCTGGGAGTCCTCTGCCCTAACCTGTTTACCTGCTACATTGGCAGAAATCCTAGGTTCTCTAATTTGTGTAGTGTTCGTTCTCATTAGGCCTGAGCTACACTGGGTTCTTCAACATCTGCCTTGATTACATCTGTAGACATATAAGAAATATAACCACGCTCCTCTCCATTAGTATTGTCTACCTGTTTATATTGGAACAAATTCCCTCTAGTCCCTGATGGCATGTAAAACTTTTCAGTCTTATATTTGTCTGAGCTAAACTCTCTTGAGCTACCAATCTTAGTGCCGTCAAAATAAAAATCCAAAGTAACGACCCCTTCATAGGTCATCTGTATCTCAGAGATTTCTCTCACAGACGTGTACGCAGCAACGGGAACCACAACAATCTCACATTGAGAAAGAGTTCCACCCTCTAGCATTGATACTTGGAATACCTGGCCTATAACATGCGGGCTTGGGAAAAGCCTGTAGCGTTTCATAAGGCTAGACCCAAAAGTCGTGGAGATAGTTTCTTTCCCACCTGGCATTCCATCGACAGCAAAATTAAAACTGATATTCTGCCTATCAGGTGAGTCTGGTATTACCGTAACAGCAGCATGGTGCAGCAAGGATACAGACGGGGCATATAAAACTTCTGCCATCAAGCCCTCAGTGGGTAAGAGTTGAACTCAAGGGAAGATATCCTCCCAAGGTGAGATGTATTTTTGAAATAAGGTACTGTGCCCACAGAGTTAGCAGGGAAGTATATCCTTCTCTCTTCCATATCATCACCTGCGGTAAAGCCACGCATGTAAACATCCTTCCCGTCTATTGTGAGAACAAGATTGATGGTACCACTAAAGGCGACATCTGCACTGTGATAGAGTGTGTGTTTCTTAAAGGCAGAAAGAGGCTCAGCGTTAATAGAAAGCTGTCTCAGTTCAAGCTTCCCTTCAAACTGTAACGATACAGTCCTAAACCTAGAGTAATTATTTAGGTAAAGATCCAGCGATTCAAAATCACCTGTGCCTGGGAACGGATAGATGGTGTCTGTCTCGTCGGCATTACCATCCAGAAAAACTTTTATCCTAGGCAGATCACCAAAGTAAAGGGTGTCTTCTCCTGAAGAGATCGCAGGCTGACTTAAGGTTATCTTTTTAGTGCTAGTATTAATCGCAGCTATTGTTGTGCCACCTTCTATCCTGTTACCCCACACATACATACCAACTGAAAGATCATCCACATCAAACATGTCTATAATTCTTTCATTAGCACCTTCTTCACCAGTGCCAACAGCCTCAGTTATAGCTCCAAAATCATAGTCGCTTACAATGTCAGGCTTATCTACATCTATACCGATTCCATAAGAATCAATAACAGATTCTACTTCTTCACCAAGATTACCGTGATCTTTCTGCTTAAAATAATCCCTAGCATATTGGGAACCATTCACCTGTTTAGCTTTTTTTGAGATGACATCTAGTGATTTTATATCAACTTCAAGATTCATAAGGATTGTTGACTCATTTAAATCACCGAAGTCAAAGTCTTTAGTTTTAAATTCTAAAGGAAGTGATGGCCCCTCTTCAATAACTCCAGCTTTTTCACCATCTATGCTGTTGTTTATATAAAGCTTATCCTCTTCAGGTACGTAAATAGCACCAGTTGCTTCTATCGAAGTACGTGTAACCTTAGGCTGTCCTGTAGTCATGTCCACCTTAAGTCCCGGTCTACTTTTAGGATCGTCCTCTTCATCAGGATGATTGAAGAAGTAGATCACCCTATCTTTATAACCTGCCACAGGGTCGTGCATATTTGGAATGGTACCCATCTTATCAAATGTAACTAAAGTAATCTGACCATTCTCATACATACACACGCCGTCAGGGTTCATCCAGAATACCCTCCCTGCTGCTTCTATCAGTGTTCTTTCAAACTGTTTGGTAAGCCCATGGCTCTGAGGTAGCTTGACATAAGTCATAGCCTCTGGGTTACTGCCTCGAACCCGATAGACGTTGCCTGCCGTAAAGACTAAAGCCTCACCCATGTACTCAGCTATCCCAGTCACATTACTATCCAGCTCGATATAACCTAAAACAGGCCAAGAGTGTGGATTATTAAAATGACTAAACCTTATAATTGAATCATATGAAGAAAGGAATATGCCACCGACATTTTTCATGAACTTAAAAAATTTCTTCTTATCTGGGTCACCGTTCTCGTCTACAACAATAGGGGGAGAAGCATCAAACTGTGGAGTAATAGCTGTAACAGGTGGTTCTCTACGTGAATCCCTGAAAGCAAACTTGTCTATCTTTATTGTTATTGTTTTATTCGATTCATTATTGGCAGTGCCTGATCCATTGTTTGCGATGATAGATCTTTTTACAGCACTCACGGTCTTTGTCAGTTTGGGTAAGGCATGAACATGGATAATTGTTTTGTCTGTTCCTGATACACTAACCTTCTTTTCGAACTTAACAAACCTCATCAACCCTTCATTGACTTTGGTAGAGGTGCCAGATATCACGTTTGTAAAACCAGAAACATCAATGTCCGAGCCAACATATTTTTCTAACTCGTTTACCGCATTGTTAGCACCATAGGTTACTGAGATCTTGGCATTAATAGGGTCATTCAAATCGTTAGAAACATACTCTATGCTTGCTCCTGCCTGGGTAAAACTTTTGAAAGTGGTCGAACCTCCACTTTTTTCCATGCTATCAATAATGCCTTCAATATTTCTATCGAACAAGAACCTATAGGTACTATAGTTCCCACCTTTACGGTAGACCCTCATCGATTCAACAAGGTGTTTCTTTTGTTCCACCGACTCAAAGAACGCTGGAGCCATAGAAACCTGTATAGATTCTGTTACCTGATCCAATCCGTAGATTTCATCCGACGGCTCAGAAGGCTGCCCTTCTCTACCATTTCTGTCGACAAAAGAAATCATATATTGAAAGGGAACATTTGCTCCATCTTGGTCAAACATATTAGGAGCAGAAATATAGAACTGGGTTTCTCCTACTCCATGCGTGTTAAACTTACCATCATAGGCTGTTTGTGTTTCAGGGTCACCGTTCTCTAGCTTGACTGGCTTAAACTTTGTCTTCCCACCGTTTGCGTCTACATGTGGCTTGATATTAAGAGCCTTATTATCACTAACAAAATAATAATAAGATTTAATATCTCCACCTGGAGATACGTAATTGTAGTTATTAGCGAAGAATACTTTATCATTGTCTGTAGTAGCTCCCATATCAGGTATATTTGTCTCGCTATCCCTAAAGAAAACAACGTCTTCAAGTAGGTTTGACTTAAACTTAAATATCCTCGGTGCGCTATTAGAGTGCCCTGGTAATTGAAACTTCCAATCCAAAGTCCCACTAGGTTGACTCCAGTGCCCGCCTGTTATGTTGAAATCTACAAGAAGATATTTACCTTTCTCGCTTGAGCTATCCTCAAAGATCTTTACTACCTCTCCAATGTGAGGATTAGAACTCGTGTCTTCGTGAACTTCCCTGCCTTCTATAATTTCTGACTCAAAGAAAGGCCTTGTATGCCTAATGCTTTCGTACTTTCCGGCACTGGTTTTTACACACCCATATAAGTTAATAGTGGTGCCTCCCACATACTTCAGAAAATAATTGAAAGGTGCTCTATATATAGTTTGAGAAGGATTCTTTATGTCAGGCTTGATCAGCAACATAGACTGATCTCTTAGACCTACCATAATGAGGTCATTGCCTTCGTCATACCAAGCTTCCTCAGTTATCTGACTGGACAACATGCCAAGGTTTGTGCCTTTGCCTCCTTCTCCGCCAGAGTATTTTACTACACCGCCAGGAATAGAATAAATATCCAAGACATTGCTAACTGAGGAGCCAGAAACAATAAGATAATTACCCTTTACAGAAAAATGCTTGTGATCTCCTACGTTTATCTTCGTACCAGATGAGGTGTCGTCAAGCCTAGTCATCTCAACATCATTCGTTGAGGTGTTCTTTATGACAAAATAGGGAGTACCACCAATGGTTATCCCATATACCTTGGTGTCACTTAGGTCGTCTTTGTCTATGTCTATAGCATTCCAAGTCGTTGCATGTGTGTTGTTAGAGATAGCATAACCTCTAAGCTTATAGTCCCCGTCAGCCCCCTCTTTTCTTATAATTCCATAATGACTGGCAAATTCTTCTTCCCTACTAAGGATTGCGTCACCATGAACAGTGTAGGTATCCAACTCAACAACACTTGTCTCGCCAGCCAGTAAACCTTCAACTGTTATGACAGCACCTGTGATACCAGAAATTTTATAGCCAGTTGCAATATCTGTTTTTGTATTCCAGTGGCTTCGCCTTATTAACAACGTGTCACCTACCTGAAATTTACTGGCAACATTAGCACTGGACGTTGTTATTGTGGAACTGTCAACACCACCACTTGTTGTGCCATTCGCAACAACTACCTTATCTATAATGTGGGAAGTGTTGTGCCTAACATTAGGGTTCCCTCCTGCATGTGGTGTGTAGGCATACACACGATTGTGCTTAAACCCACCCTTGGGAGAGTCAGCTTGCTTAAACTCATGGGTGTTAGAAAGAGGTACTACTGTCCCTGATTTGTTATGGTGGTCGATCTTGTGGTTTGTCCAGGTTAGTGCACTGGTAGGCCCCTTCCAAATCCTTTGGATCATATCTTCGTTAAATGGGATCGGAGTATTATAAGAGTCTTGCGTGCCGTACCATCTGCTTTTTTCCAAATATATATTTCGGATTGCATATAAAGTTCGAAACTTAAAAGTTCCTACTTCTAGACGTAAATCTACATAGTCCTGCCTCCACCATTCCTCAACGTATTCCGCATTCAAAAAGCCTGTCCACCTGTCTTTATAGTCGTGAGTGAAAGTTTTGGGGTAAGATCGACCAGATGAACTTACTGTGAAATTTGGGGTTTGGCCTGTATTGCTAACCTTGTGCGTACCAACTTCATACAAGCGATCCTTTGGGTAGCTTTGATTCCAAGATGAAGTCCCATCAGTATTATTAAAAGTAAGAAACCTATCGTAATCAGGCTTGTCATTATTGATCAGCACCCAGTAAATAGGCTGCTCAAATGTTCTCTTGCTGTTATATGGGTTTGCGTCTTGAACCTGCAAATGTCCATCACTACCTTGGGTTCCCGCAAATCCTAAAGCCCTCCAATCTATTGTGACTTCCTTCTTTAATCCTGTCTCCTTGTCCTTCTCCCAAAGTTGGAACCCTTCATCCTTGCCAAACAAATCAACTAAAAGATAAACCTTGTTTTTATCAAGCCAAACCTCAGTTTTGACAACTTCTTTTTCATGCTTCAACTTCCCTGAGGTCGTGACTGAAGCAAGGAACTGATTATCCTGATGGGCTGTTGAGTTTAACTTTCTCGTTCCAGTGATAAAAGGTTGTTCCGAACCAGTAAAATCAATGTCATCACGGGCAAGAGTAGAAGAAACCAAATTAACAAAAGTTGCACCACCATCAGAGGAAGCAGCCAACGTATCGTCAAAGAAACGTGGATTGTTCGAATGAGTTAAGGCCCCAGATAATGTCGTACCGCTAGCATCGTAAAGGGTAACCTTTTTAAGGCCAGCATTGTATGTGGCAAAGTCACCATGCGTCACAGTATTTAAGGCATAGGCATCATCTTCTGCTGTGATAACATGATCCGTTACTAAGGAGGTATCTTTATTCTCCAACAGGTTTGTAACCTTAAACCTTAAAGTCTTATCGTTAATGTGAGGGGAAGTTGTCGCTGTAAACGGAGTATTCTCTGCAAGATCAATTGTAAAGAAACTGTAGTTTGTGGTGTCGACAGTGTTGACAATATATCTTCCGATATTGACATCGCCATCGTCACCAGGAATTTCAATAGTGACTAAATCCTTAGGCTTAAAATAATGCTCAGGATCTTTACCGTCGACATTAGCATTTTTGTCAAAAGGTTTTGTCCCTGAAACAGTACATACAGTAGTGGTAAAGCTAATAACATTATTGGCGCCATTAAAAGTAACAGCAGCTTCGTCGTCAAACTCAGACAACATTAGAACAGGATAGGCAAGGACGTTTTCATCCCCATCAGTCCCTTCTTTAATAACAGTACCTTTGGGTTTAGCTGTAGGCTGACGAGGAACGCCTAAATATTCGACTGTATTTTCTTTAGTTTCAGGAAGTTTCCTGACTTTAGGGCGGGAGTCTATGTGAGTCGTGATTATATAATCACCAAACTCTTCAAAGTCTGAGGCGGTATCATCGGTTAGCCAACTTCCCTTATGAATATAATGGCCACTACCTTTTTTATCCTCACCAGATTTTGTTTTAGTATCAATGCCCTTAGCAGACCTTAGTGATACTCCATCAAAAGAGAGATCAGTAGCAGACTGCGCCTCATTGTCCGCTATAGAGTTAGGCCTGTATCTCGTATTCAGACCACCACTGAAATCTTTCAGCGAAAGCTTTGCCATTACTACTCCAGTAATCCATCTTCGTAAACGACTTTGCCTTCCTTCCTTGATGCGGTCTTCGTATCCTTACGGTTACCACCATCTGCCCTATAGCTACAGTGAACCCAGCCACTAGCTGGGTCGCCTGCTGTGTAAAATTCTAAGATGAGTTGGTCATAGTCTAAATTATCCCTGACCCAGCAAGCCAACTCATAGTTGCTTACAGCAGGGGCCTCGAAATCCGCAGCCTGACCGAATACATGCTGGCTGTTATCTCCAGATTTGATTGCTCGGTTAAGGTCAAGGACTCTCAGCCCCGAATTTATCATGACCCTTCCGAACTTTTCCCTCACAGGTTGCAGTATACAGCAGCATAAGGCTGTTAGACTTACGAGCTGTTCATCATTAGGAGAATTATCTATGCCTAAGCGTAAGGCTGTTCCACTCCTAGTAAGTTCTTTTAAAGAAAAGTTTTTACTTAATTTCATAACGCCCTGTGGCTCCACATTGAAAAGAGATGGTGCTCAGCCATATACGCTCTCCTTCCAAAACACAGGGCGTTGTTCTTCTTGCACCTCATATACTCCGCCTCTCCCATCTGAGTAGATCTTCCTCTTAGGTTTTGGCTTATCACATTGACACGGGCTATACCCGCATTCATCACACTCCTCGTTAGCAAACCGATCATGCATTAGCCCTTGCCCTTTCATCGTCATACCTCAGTATTGGCCAGTTATCTTCAGCTTCTCTGTGGACTCTTGTTGAGTCGAGCAAGTAAGTCACGATATTATCATCGCAGGAACACGGATAGCTATGACACTCAGGGCAAAATGGAACTGTAATCGGTGAGTCTATATCATAGCTAATCCTCTGCGCTCGTTGTTTCAAGCTATCCTTCATTTCTTTGGAGGCTTGGGCTGCTTAGGGTTCTTATACTTCATGAGAACATATCCTTCATAGATTTAAAACCATTCTCAGTCATCTGGTCGATATGTTCGTCCAGTTCTTTCTGAGCATCCTCATCCAAGTGCTCTGTAATCTTGCTAAGCACATGCTCCTTCATAAGGCTTTGAGCCTGATCTGCAACCATTCCTTGAATCGCATTCATCAACATTCCAACTAGCATAGTTTCTCCTTACTTCCTTACTGTTTAGGTGCAGTTATGTCCACACGTTGTTCTAGCTTGGGTGGGTTGTCACCGTTGCCATTTCCATTTTCATTAGTATCGCTC